GCGGCCGCCGAGAGGCACGATGGCCTCCGGCCCGCGCTCGGCCATCATCCCCAGGCTTCCGGATCTCATGCCGACCATCGCCGTTGGCTCGCTTATGATGCCGCCGCCTGCGAAGCCCAGCCATTTCTTAGCGCCTCCCAGGAGGCCGGTGCCGAGGCCGAATCCGCCGCCGGTGAGGGAGTTTAATATGCCCAGTAGCGCCTTTTTCGCTGCTATCTTCATTAGTTCCTTAACGAACCCCTGCACCGCGGACACCGCCTGGCTTACCGAATTTTTAAGACTACCGAATCCGGCCTCGGTGTTTTTTATAACGCCGCCGATGGTCGTCCCCAGGCTCTTCCAGGCGGTCTCATTTGCGGTCAGCGCGGGCGCCGCTATTGTTTTAATTTGCCCCGATCCTTTGTTGAACCTGGCGATAGCTCCTGCCGTCTGCTCGTTGATCGTCGCCGTCATCTTCATAAATGTCGAGTCGAGCTGCTTGACGCCTGCCCCCGCGGCGGCTGTTGTCGTTTCGATCACCGTCGCCGTTTCCGTGGTGGCGGCAGCCAGCGCCGGCATCGCCGTATTGGACATCGTGAATATGCCCGATATGGTGCTGCGGATGGAGTCGTCCATGCCGTTCATCGACGTCTTGAATCTCTCGCCGGCGGTCTCTCCGCTATCGGCGAACCGTTCGAGCTGCTTGGCAGGCTCGCCAAACATTTCCGACATCATATTATTCCAGATATTTATCTTGTCGATGACCCAGTTGAACTTGCCCGTCACCCAGTCGATGGCGTTCCCTACGCCGTCGATTATGTCCTTTGAGAAATATGCCCACGCCACGCCCATCGCAGCGACGGCCGCGATGACGAGCCATATTGGTGCGGTGATGCCTGCGACAAGCCCGAAGACGACGCCCAGCTTTGTTATGAGGAACGGGAGGATGACGGTCGCCAGTGTTGTGAATAAAGGCAGGAGGGCGCCGGCTGCGATAAGCACCGGCCCGATGGCTGCGGCCAGGCCGGTAAATGCCACCAGGGTGACCTTGAGCGCAGGCGATAGCCTGGCGAACCATCCCATCAGCGTGCCGACGATATCGCCCAGCTTGAGGATCGCCGGGATCACCGATTCCTCTATGAAAGGTATGAGTTGGTTCGTGAGTACTGGGAGGAACTTTTTCATTATTGCGTTTGTGGCACCGCGGAAGGCGCCGGGCAGCTTGGTTGATAGCACGTCATCGAGGGCGTCGAATGCCATGATCGTATCCTTCGACATAATGATACCGAGCTTGGCGGCCTCCGCCTGCACCTCTTCCAGGCCGCCGGTAAAGGTCTTTAGCAGCGGGAGCATCTCCTTGCCGCCGCGGCCGAACAGCTCCATCGCCGCCGCCGCCTGCTCCGTTGGATTTTTCATCTGCATAAGGGCGTCGAGCGTACCGAGCAGGAGCGTCTCCTGGTCGAGCATGGCGCCGTTGGTATCTCGCAGGGTGAGGCCCAGTGCCGCCACGGTGTCCTTCGCCTCGCCGATGCCGTTGGCGGCATCCACCAGGTTGCGCGTGAGCATGGCCGAGCTTGTGGCGATGGTCTCCACCGACACGCCCGCCAGATCGCCGGCATACTTGAGCTCCTGGAGCGTCTTCGTAGTGATACCCGACTTCTGGCTCATAAGCAGCATCTGGTCGGCTGCCGCCATCGTCGACAGGATCATACCGCCCAGGGCCGCCGTGGCGATCCCTATCGGCGCCGTGACTCCTATCGTGAGCGCCTTGCCCATCTTGCCGAGCGACTGGGATAGCTGCTGCGTCTTGCCCGCCGCGTCCGACATAGCCTTGTTGAACTGTGCAGCGTTGGCCTCTAACTTGACGACCACCGCGCCGACTGTTGCCATTATCGCCTCATCTTGCCGCGCATCTCTGCGCGCTTATTTGCTGCCTCCTGGTCTTCAGCCTCCAGGATGTAGTACGCTATCCATTCGGTGATCTCATGGCTCGATATATTGGAGAGCATCTGCTGCACCGTCATCGACAGGTCGCGAGCCAGGCGGAAGTAGAACCTTCTCTCCGGCCGCCCGCGCATCAGTTTTTTGCCAGTGCCTTGACATCATCCTCGCCGATGCCGGACGCCTTGCGCGATGCGTCGAATAGCCTGTCCAGGACAGCGCCGGACTTGCGCCCCAGGGCTTCCACCTGGTCGCCACTGAACAGCCGCTTGCCGTCGTCGTCCACGACGCAGGACGCCACCAGCGACGCCCTTAAATTCGTGTAGTCCATCTTGACCTGGTTGCCGCCGCCGTCGAGGCCCGATACGCGCATCTCGAACTGATCGCGCTCGGCGCCCGTCATGCCTCTAATCCATACGCCGGCGCCCTTTCCCCACTCCGGCGTCTGTACCCATATCGTCGGCAGATCGTCCGCCGCCAGGATGGCCTCCGCTGTTAGCGCCCTCCGCGCTGTCCTCGCCATATCTCTCTCCTTTTTATGGTGCAGATTAATACGTTGTCGCCGTCACTGTGCCGGTGACCTGGAACTCTGCCGATACGGTGTTGAGTCCTATCGGCGACGATATCGGCACGCTCGTCATAAAGCACTCGCCGGTATATTTGTTATAGCCGGACGTCGATCCCGCCGGACCATATACGAACGATAGCGACGCGCTGCCGTATACGCCGTCGAGATGATCTACAAGCGTGTCGTTATATTCAAATTCAATCGAGAACGAGGCGTCTTTTAATCCGGGCACGTATGTGTTGGACGCATGGCCCGCGGTCGTTGTGAGCAGTGCCTCGATATCCCTGCCGAAATCCACGCCCGATCCCATCACGTATGGCGATAAATCGACGACTGACCCGCCGGAATCATCCAGCGTAAAATTTAGATCTTTTCCATGTACTGCCATGATGTTTCTCCTGGTTGATTATCTCGTGGCGAAACTGACCGCGAAGGTGAACGACGGGTCGGTCCCGCCGATGGTATAATTGAGTCTGATATATCGCTCTGCCGATGTCGTTACCTCGGTCCGCTGGGACGTGATCGCCGTCGCCTGGGTGAACGTGATCAGAGAAGTCGCCGACGTGAAACTACTGTTGTCGTCCATCTGCACGATGGCGTCGAGTGTCGGCGATGTGCCGGATACTGCCGTTACGTGGACGATGGCCACCGCGCCCGACGACGTGGTGCTGCCAGATCCCCGGTCATGAGTGGCGCCATTAGCCGATGCCGTGGCTGTCGTTACCGGCAGGAGCAGGACACCCGCATCGACGCCGTCCTGGGCAGCTTGGTATTCACCGGAGATACGCACCAGCTCGGTGACGCTCGACGTCGTAGCGTACTGGTTCTCGATCGCATCCATGAGGTACGCGTTCGATCCGGCCGTCTGCCCCAGGGATACCGTTACCGATGTGCTGGCAGATCCAAAGCTATTGGTGAGGATCGTGTCGATGCCGGCTGCTGCCGGATCTGCGAACCCTTCGACGCTCACGCTGCCGTCCTTCTGCCCCGGCGTGTATGTGCGGCTGTCCAGGCCGAACACCGTGGTATCCAGGACAGCGATAGACCGGTCGATGGACGTGCTGTCCAGCGAAGACGTCAGGTTGTATTGGTCGTGGAGAAATACCGTATCTTTTCCGTGTGGGTTTGAGTGTGCCATATTATAGCCCCAGTCGTTTGAGGATGACGCGCCGCAGTCTGTCGGTCATACCTTTGAGGCGCTTTTCAAAGGGCCGCTGGAGGTACTTGGCGCCGGTGCCTGGCGTGGACCATTTGATGGCTGCGCCGACCATCTCGTGGACGTATATCGCATATCTGGTGTAGTACCCCACCGAGTACCCTTTTGGTATTCTGCTTATTTTTGATGATCGCCGCAGCGTACCCCCGGCGATATCGGCCACCGGTGTGAGCGGTGCGCTCTCGGCCTCCAGGCCCATCGCCTCCTCGTGGAGGGCATCGTCGATGGCTCTCGGCAGCCGGGCGTTGATCTGCGCCAGGCGCTTCGCCAGTTCTTTGTCGCCCGTTATCGTCGCCGTGAATGCTTTTGCCATTATAGCGTCACCTTGTATACCGTCTCGCCGCTGCCGATGCCTGTCGCCGACTGTACGCTGGCCGGCGTGTGCGCCAGGTCGGTGCTGCTCGATGAGTCTCCCGGAAGCCATACCCGGTCGCCGCGGCGTATCTGCGTGAGCGTGATGATCTCGGCCCGGTATGTCACCGACTGATCGGTGCCTGCGGAGACCTCTTCGTCGCG